CTCCTTATTGGGTGCTGGGGTCATGAGGGCGGACAGTGCAGTGTCATCCATGCTTATTCCCCATGTGGTATAAGCGTCCTTTCCATTAATAAACAGTTCTTCTTGTGGCATATTTATATACTTTTTGTATTTTTCGCTATTTCGTCAAGCTTGTTTCCAAACTTATAAATTAGTTTGGTGTATTTGTTAATACTTTCAAGGTGACCGTTGGATGAAATCATCAGATTTCTTATCTCAGTCAACATTGTATTGTTGTCTTTGGCAAATGAGGATATGGCTTGTGCCACCGCCAGCGTATTCAGCATGGCATTTTTTATTTCTTCTCCTGCAATCTGCAATGCTGTAAACCTACCGTTCAACTCTTCGCCAGTATCTTGACTCATTGCCTGAAAACCTTTGGATGAAGCTGACTGGGATGTTGATTCTTGCGAAATCTTGTCATATCCGGTTGCTGCGGCAAGCTCGTCACGGAGCTTCATGGCTTCGTCCACATAACCCATGTATTCATCCATCAGCTCCTTACGCTCATTATTGTCAAGCGTACCATCATCCTTCATGGCTTCACCGAATTTATCATACCATGTCCTCAGTTTGTCACTAAACTGTTCACCGATGGCATTTGACAGCATCGCCTGCATGAAATATTTGGATATGTCATCAGCAAAATCCTCCGCACTCTTCTCCATATCCATCAGACTGCTTATAAAACTGTCATACATGGAATCGAATGACATTCCGATCAGGCCCTCATAAAGACTGTCGGTCAGTTCTTCCAGTTTTCCTGCCTGCTCTATATAATCATCCAGCTTGTCGGTAACACGCTCACCGTAACCTCCCTTACCGGAAGATTCCATGATATCCCATAACCATACGTCCGACCGTAGAGCCTTCATCTGTTCGGGGGTCAGATTCCACAAGGAATCGGTGCCGGAGAAATCCTGCATGCCGGTAGCTTTTCTTGCGTGTTCCAGCATTTCATCCGTCCATTTCAGATAATGCTGCCAGCTGCCGTGGCTCTTATGATATCCGGCTTGCTCCTTTGCTATTTGCAGATAGTTTTTATTGACTTCCTCCTGATACTTTACAGCTTCCCTGTAAGATTCAACCGATTTCATTCCCTTGCTTGCCTTCATCTCGTCAGTCAGATCCTCGATGGCCGTTTGCAAAGTTCCATTCCTGTCCGTCAGCCTGTCTATCGTTTCCTGTACTTCCTTGGCGTTTCCACCTATTCCAAACAAGGAGTTGAAGCCTCCGAATGAGATTGCGTTCAGGATGTTTCCTATGCCGTTCCTCAATGACTTGCCGATTGTGACAAACAAATCCCCTGACAAGACATCACCGATAATTCCACTGACAGCGTTCAGAACAGCATCAAGCAGACCACCGACAAGATCACTTAATCCGTCTTTGAGTACGTCAATGATGGACAGAATCCATCCGACAATGGGGACCTCCTTAAGAGATTCTGACGTTTTTCCTATGACATCCTTGAATCCGTTCACGGTTTTGATAATTCCGCTATATGCGTTATACAATCCACCGGATGAAATCTGCTGCAAGCCTCCCAATAAATTTTCCATGCTTGCTTTCAGTATGGTGGCAGTATCAGTCAAATTACGCTGGGCCTGATTGGCGATATCAGTCTGTGTCTTCACATTGGCGGATGCAATGTCAGCATTCTGCCGTGCTGTTTCAAGAGCGTTTGCTGCGGCTTGTTTCTCACTTTCCGTTCCGCCCTTCTGCGCTTTGGTGTAATCATCCTGTGATTTCTTTAGTCTTTCCAAAGCAGCTGTTTCAATCCCTATGGCACTGATACGATTCTGTTCTGCTATTTGATAGGCTTTTACATCCTCTCCAAGTTTCTTGAAGTTGACTCCACTTGTACCACCCAAAGACTTTTCCATCTGGCTGATGGCGTCAATCAATGATTTCTGGCTTGCCTGATCGGAGTTCTTGAACTTGTCAGTCCGTACATATTTTTTCGCTTCGTCCAAGGCGGGCTTTATCATGTCGGAAAACATGGAACCAAACTCACCGAACACAGTAACCCAATCTATATTGGCTTTTATGGCTTCTGTTTCCTTGTTCTGTATGGCAACATCACGTTGTTTCTCCAGTAACTTTACTTGTGCACTATTAACACCGTTTTCTTCCTGTGCTTTCCTTATTTTTTCCGCATACTCTTGGGCGATAGCCAATTTCTGCTGCTGGAACGTGCCATATTCTTTCAAGTAGTCGTTCAAAGCCTGTTGTTCGGCTTTCAGCTGTCCTTCAGTTACATCGGAAATATCTTTATCTCTCATACTTTCGGCATTGGTATAAGCTTCTGAAATTTTCTGTGCCTGCTTGTCGGTCAGCTTACCGTTACCGGCTTTGCTCCATTCTTCCTCCTGTTTTCTTATCGCATCAATCTGTTTCTGATAATCAAGGTCAATCTGTTTCAACTTCTTTTCCGTGCCTTCTCTCATCAGGTTGATTTCATCCTGTTGGTTCTGACGGTGAAGTGAAAGAAGTTGCCCGTCCAGCTTTTCCTGATTTTCTTTTTGCTTTTTTGCTAGATTTTCCTGTCTGGTCAGTGCGCTTCCGGTTACTCCGCCCAGCTCCTTGTATGTCTTTTCGGATGCCTCCATCTTATCTTTGGCTTCTTTCACCTGTTTCGATGTAGCCGTCTGATCTTTGATTAAGGCCTCGTACCCTTTTTTCGCTTTCTCCCATTCGACTTTAGCATTTGCCAAATCCTCTTGATATGTAGTTTCTTGTGTTTCCTGTCTGTTCTCAACTTCCAATTGGGTATTGATTTCTGACAAGACATCTTTTCTTGCGTTTGCCAATTCATTCTTCAGGTCTTCGATACGCTGTGCCTGAACCTTCATTTCGGAACGGTTGTTCTCTTTCCTTGCCAGATTATAAGCCCATTCTGCACTTTTTATTTGTTGTTCCAAAGATTCGACTATAGCCTGTTTTGACTGTGTTCTGGATTTTGAAACCTCTTCATTATATGCCTTCCAAAACCCAGTCAAGTCATGTATATGACCTTTCTCATCGACATACTTCTTAAAGAGTACAGGATATAGTTTCTCAATGTCTTTTAAGGCTTTAAGTTTAGTGGTCTCGGCTTCCACCTCGCTATTAATGGTGCTAACAAGACCTTCCAAAGTACGTTTCCGATCTTCTTCGTCCGTGTCGAGTTTTTCTATTTTCTTGTTGTACGAGTCCAAAGCACGTTCAGCAGATGTTGTGCTGTCGGATAATGCCCACATGGCAGCTCCAAGCCCTACAACTGCCGTTGCCAATAACACATACGGATTAGTAAGCATGACAGCGTTCAACGCTTTTTGTGCTGTTGTCTGCAAGACCAGCCATCCGTAGTGGGCACGTTCCGCTACAGTCAGGGCCGCTATGCCGGAGGTTTGAAGCGACTGAATGGCTGTTACGACCATGACTGCAACCCTGTATGAACCGTATGTAGCAACAAGTCCGGTCAATAACCGACCTACCTTCTCATAGTTCTCCACCAGATAAGACATGCCGGACAAGGTCTTGTTGATGACACCCTCGTTTTGTTTTCCGATTTTATTGAACATGGTGTCAATTGCATCTTCGATATTGCTTATTTGTCCGGTAATGGTTTTGGATTGTGCTTCCATCAGACCGCCGAATTTGCAGCCTTCATTGGTCATGGATTCAATGGCCTTCTGCACTTCGGGGAATCCTACTTTTCCTGCTGTCACAAGTTCGCTTACCTTGTCTTTGGTTACTCCGAATTGTTTGGCAAGTTCATCGGCCAATGGAATTCCACGTCCCATAAACTGACGTAGGTCCTGTGTGAAGAGCCTTCCTTGTGTCATGGTGGTACCATACAGCCAGACCAGATCGTTCAAAGGGATGGATAGTCCTGCCGCGATATCCCCAAGCCGGACAAGCGTATCATTCACATCTTTAGCCTCCGTACCATAGGCTAACAGTTGTTTCGCACCATTGGCTACATCCTGAAGGTTAAATGGAGTGATGGCGGCGGTACGTACCAGTTGGGACATTAGTGTGTCCGCCTGTCCCTTGTTTCCAAGCATTGTCTGGAATGCCACTTCAAGCTGCTGGAACTCGCCACGTACACGAGCTATGTCACTGATGAGCTGCTGCGCTCCAAGACTGATTCCGAAAGTGGCTGCGGCCGTGGTCAGTCTTCCGAATATCTTCTCAATACTCAGCCCGCTTTCTTCAATTTGTCTTGATGTGTTGCGTACTCCGTTGCGTGCTTCCTCTAGCTTGCGTAAAAAGTTGGAGTTATCCCCAGTTATATCAAAATGCAATCCAGCCATAGTCTTTTCGATTTGATGGGTATCATGTGCATTGACATGACATTTGTTCTATTTTTCTTGTTATAAAATTATAGACCCCGTAATTTTTTTGACCGATTATGAAAATATTGTTCTGTTTTTCCGATTCATTCCTCAAGCAGGGCTTTGATACGTTCCCTGTTCTTTGGATTCCCGGCATCGATTATTTCTTCTGAGCCAGATATTCCGAGTTGTTTCATTTCGTCAGAGGACAGATATACAGTCGTGATGGCATCAGCCATTAACATCCTTAGATTGATATAGCTGATGCCCCATACCACATAATCAAAAGTCCATCCGTATCTTTGGCAGGCAAAGTCTATCATTGTTCCGTAGGTGCTGTTGCCTCCGAATGAGATACTGCTATTGTCCTTTTTTACTTTGGCTATCCGTTTTCTTTCCGTATTTTCTTTGTCTATTCCGAAATGCCGCAGGAAGGTATCCATATTATCACTTGTAAGAATGAGAACCAGTATGGTAGCAAGTTCCTCCTCAGAGAGTGTTCGGGAAAACAATTTTGTACGCTTATCCACCTTGCTATTGTCGAACAAATCGTTCTTCCGGTTGAACGTGGAGTAGGAGAGTATGCGGCAGACAATATCACGTTTCGTTTTGCAGATCCTTATGGCTTCCATATAAGGATTGGTGGAAACAACCTGTTTGCTTATTTCGAGGGAATCAAATAATCTGGCCAAAAGATACATTTTGCCGAGTGTGACGGGATGGATAAAGAAAGACCGCTTGCCAACGGTAAAGCCGGCAGGTCTTTCCATGATGGCGTCGGCCACAT